GTAATTTACCGCTCTCCAGTAGAAATGCGTAGAGATATTGCTGCAGGTATGTATGATGACATAGAATTACCTGAAGCATCTACCCCACAAACTACTGCAATGTCCCAAAAGATGGACAATATTATGGGTTTATCGCCATCTAGCGACAATGACCCACAGTATGTGCTATTAGAACAGCATTGTTACCTAGATTTAGAGGGATTTGAGGATGATGAAGATGTTGCTCTTCCATATATTGTAACAATAGAGGAAAAAAGCAGGAAAATACTGTCTATTCGTAGGAATTATGACAGAGATGACCCACGAAAAGAGAAGAAAATCTTCTTTACACACTATCGTTTTGTACCTGGATTTGGTTTTTATGGTCTAGGACTGATACATTTCTTAGGTAATCTTACTATGACAGCAACTGCAGCTATGCGTAGCCTAGTAGATGCTGGTCAGTTTGCTAATTTACCTGGAGGTTTCAAAGCAAAAGGTATGCGTATCGTAGGAGATAATGATCCTATATCTCCTGGTGAGTTTAAAGAAGTAGAGGCTACAGGTAATGACATCTCTAAGATGATTATTAACTTGCCTTATAAAGAACCTTCACAAACACTTCTACAAATGCTCAACTTTGTAACTGGTACAGCGCAAAAGTTTGCAGACAGTACAGAACAAGTTGTAGCTGATGGTGTTAACTATGGTCCTGTAGGAACTACGATGGCATTGCTAGAAGCGAGTAGTAAATTCTTTAGTGCTATTCATAAACGCTTACACAAATCTCAGAAAGAAGAGTTTAAACTTCTAGGAAGAATTAACTTTGAATATCTTCCTGATGAATCTATGTGTGATATTCCTAATGGCACACTAAAAGTATTTCGTAGTGACTTTGATGGCAGGATTGATATTATTCCTGTGTCTGATCCTAATATCCCATCCTCTGCTCATCGTATGATGATGGCACAACTTGCACTTCAACTATCTCAGTCATCACCTCCAGGTATGTTTGATATTGAAGAGTTAAATAAAACAATTCTTAATGCGGCAAATATTCCTAATCTAGACAAAATTATGCCAAGCAAGCCAAAGCCTGTACCTCTTGATCCTGTAAGTGATATTGCTGCGGCAGTTAAAGGTATGCCTATTAAAGCATTTCCTGGTCAAAACCATGATGCTCATATTCAAGTTAAAACTATGTACTTACAAGACCCTGCTAATGGTGCTAATCCGTTAATGAAACGTATCGCACCTATTTTAGAAGCTAATATGCAAGAACATATGATGTTAAAATATCAGGAACAAATTACTGGTATTACAGAAAATATGATTTCCACATATGGCAATGAAGCAGAACAGCAGGGCATTGATCCTAATAGTCCTGATCTAATTGAAGCAGTTATGGCTACTGCTGCTCAACAAGTTCTTCAGGCTAATCAAGCTGCTGCTATGCAACAACAAGCTATGTCACCTGAAGCACAACTTGTTCAGATTGAAGCACAAAAACTTGGTATTGAACAACAGAAAGTTCAAGGACAAGCAGCAAAAGAAGCAGTTAATGCTGCTAATAAACAACGTGAACTTGATCTTAAAGAACTACAGATTCAACTAGACATGTTCAAAGAGGGTGCTAATATTACAGCTAAAGCAGAAGATTCAGAGCGAGATAGAGAATCTAAGAAAGCTATCGCTGCTATGGACGCTCTACTTGAATTAGCAGATACAGAAGCTAATATTGACAGAGATAAAACTCTTAAAGCTGCAGATATGCTAAGTAAGTTTATTTCTGATAAAGATAAAGGATCGTAATGGAATTTTGGGACGAGTTAAATTTAAAGTTTGAAGAAAAGATAGAAGAAACAAAAAAATCTCTTGCGTATGGAAACGCCTCTAGTTACGATGAGTATCGTCAAGCAGTAGGTCTTATAGAAGGAATTGAATTTGCACAAGACTTACTAAAGTACATAGTTAAAAATCGAATATATGAGGAAGAAGATTAATGCAAGCTGTTCAATTAGAAAAGTCAATCAATAATTCAGACTGGACAAATCCAGATAGTAGTTTAATTGATGTAAACGATTTACCAGATATTCCTGGTTATCATATTTTAGTTCAACCAGTTTTTGTAAAAGAAAAAACTAAAGGTGGTATTATTATCCCAGAAAAATTAAAGGATGATATTGCATATCTTACTACTGTAGGCAGAGTTTTAAAGCTAGGAGACTTAGCTTATAAGGATAAAGAAAAGTTTCCTTTAGGTGAGTGGTGCGCTACAGGTGACTATGTTTGTTATGGAAAATTTACTGGACAAAAGTTAGTATATAAAGGTCTTAAACTACTTCTTTTGTTTGATGATCAAATAATTATGCGAGTACAAAGTCCAGAATTATTAGATCCAACTTTTAATCTTTCTAATTAATTTGTATATCTATACTTAATACTATAAAATATAGTTAAGGCGTAGGATAAACCTCAATTCGTTAGGTTCGCCACTAGCGGTATGTAAAGGAAAAGTAATGAGCGATAATCAAGAAGAATGGTCAACCATTGAAGTAGGTGGTGAAGAAAAACAAAAAGCTGTTGAATTTGAAGTTGAAGGTGAAGAAGTTCAAGAAGAACCTATTCAAGCTGTAGTAGAAGAAAAAGTAGAAGAAGTACAAGAAGCTGCACAGCCAGAAGAACAAGCTGAAGATAAACAACAGCCAGTAAAAGAATTAGAAGGTATTGAGACTAAAGGCGCGGAAAAGCGTATAAGACAACTAATTCGTCAACGTAAAGAACGCGACGAAAAACTTCAGAAGATGGAAGAGCGTCTTAATACACTTCAAGGTGAACTACAACAAAAAGAAGAACAGTTATCTACTTCTATAAAAAGTTCTATTGATAGTAGTGAAGTTCAATTAAATAATAATTTAGAGTCTGCTAAAAGTATTTATAAACAAGCCATTGAAAGTGGTGATGTAGATGCTCAAGTTGCAGCACAAGAAAATATTAGTAAAGCATATGCTGAACTTAGTCAAGTTAATAATCAGCGTACAGCATTAGAAAATTATAGTACACAGGTAGAGCAACAACAGGTAAGTCAGCCACAACAACAATCACCTAAGTATGATCCTAAAGCTGTTGATTGGGCAGCTAAGAATGATTGGTTTGGCAAGGATCAGATAATGACTACTGCAGCTTTATCTATAGATCAAGAATTAAAAGATGAGGGATACGATCCTTCTGATGACGACTTTTATGGGGAAATTGATAGCAGACTACGCAGTCGATATCCTCAAAGATTTCAGGCTACTCCTACTCAAGAACCTGAAACACCTCGTTTGCAGGATACATCGTCAAATTCTGCTCAAGTGGTAGCTGGTGCATCACGCACACCTAAAACCTCTAAGAGTAACAAAGTTAAACTAACTCAAGAAGATGTTCGTTTAGCTAATAAGTGGGGAATATCACTTGAAAAGTATGCTGCTGAAAAGCTTAAAGTTGAAAAAGCTGAAGGCGATTACACAAGCATTTATTAATTAAGCGTGGAAGGAAAAATTACAATGGCACGAAATACAAACTCACGTAGTACAAGCACTAGGGAAGCTAAACCTCGTAGGACATTTGAAGAACCAAATTGGTTAGACATACCACCTACTGTACAAGAACGATTCAAAAGTGAAGGCATGTCTTTGCGTTGGATTCGTATGACTATCAAAGGCAATGACGATATTCAAAATATGAGTAAACGTCAAGCAGAAGGTTGGGAGATAGTTCAGTCCGAGGAAGTTCCCGAAATGACACACTCCTCTGTCGTGAGAGAGGAAGGACGATATTCAGGAGCAGTCTGTCGTGGAGACTTGGCTTTGGCAAAAATGCCAACTGACCTAGCTGAATCGCGTCAAGAATTTTATGAACAAAAAAGTAGGGAAGCGGTAGGCGCTGTAAACGCACAACTAATGCGTAATTCAGATTCACGTATGCCAATTTCAAACTCTAGTCGTTCAAGGGTAACTACAGGAAGGCAACCTTCTTTTCAAGAATAGCTTTTCCTGTTTGTCATCGTAACTTTAAAACAAGGAAAGGAATAGTGTTATGACTGATACTAAAGCACTAAACGGCCTTACTCCTTCTCGCAAACGTGGAGGTGCATCAAACAGCACTGCTACGAATGAATATCCCATTGCAAGTGGTTTCGGAACCAATATCTTCAGTGGCGATATCGTATGTAACGTAGCTGGAAATGTGGTCGTTTTAAGCGTTTCAACCCAAAAAGCTATAGGTGTTTTTCAGGGTTGTAAGTACACTGCTAACGGTGAAATTAAGTATGCTAACTATTGGCCTAGCGGAACGTCATCTGATGATGCGGTAGCATTTGTTGTTGATGATCCACAAGCTACCTTTATAGTTCAAGCTGATGCTTCTGTCACCGCTGGTGATATTATGTCAAAGAACTTTAGTTGTACATTAGGTGCAGGTTCTACAGTAACTGGTCGTTCAGGCTTCGGAATCGAAGCTGCTTCTCGCACTGATACTACAGGTGGTATGCTTCGTGCTATCTCTGTATTAAATGAGCCAGGAAACGATATTACTGTTGCTGCTGAACGTGCTTTCCCTAAAGTCGAAGTTCGTATTGTACGTCATGTGGATGCTTATATATCCGCTGATTCGTCAGCTAACTAAGGAAGGGAGTAATAACAAATGGCTATTAATCGCTCTAGTATTGCGAAAGAACTGCTCCCAGGATTAAACGCTGTATTTGGTATTGAATACAATGATGTGGACAACGAACATGCTCCACTCTTTGATGTTGAACAATCAGATCGTGCGTTTGAGGAAGAAGTTCTATTCACCGGCTTCGGTACAGCACCTGTTAAAAGTGAAGGTGCTGCTGTTCAGTTTGATGATGCACAAGAAGGCTATGCTTCTCGTTACAGTCACGAGACAATAGCTCTTGCTTTTGCAGTAACTGAAGAAGCTATGGAAGACAATCTCTATGATACTTTTGCTAAACTACGTGCGCGTGGTCTTGCCCGTGCAATGGCAAACACTAAACAAGTTAAAGCTGCTGATGTTTTCAACAACGGCTTTGCGGCAGGAAGTCCTGGTGGGGACGGACAGCCTTTCTTTAGTGCAAGCCATCCGATAGTTGGTGGTGGTACACAATCAAACACTCTTGGTGCTACTGATCTTTCAGAAGCATCTCTTGAGTCTGCATTGATTACCATTTCAAAAGCAGAAGATGATCGTGGTATTCTTATTGGTCTACAAGTCGAGTCACTTCATGTGCCTTCGGATCTTGCTTTTACAGCAGACCAAATCTTGAATAGCACAATGTCAACAACGATTGGGGTTAACCCAACTACTGCTGCAAACGGTGCAACGAATGTAAACGACATTAATAGCATTCGTAATCAGGGTCTAGTTCCTGGTGGCTTTTATGTAAACCGTAGGTTCCAAGACGGCAACGCTTGGTTCTTGCGTACTGATTGCCCAAATGGTGCTAAGATGTTTGTACGTGCGCCTCTTCAAACTAAGATGGAACCTGACTTCGATACAGGCAATCTTAGATTTAAAGCGCGTGAGCGTTACAGCTTTGGCTTCTCTGATTGGCGTAGCTATTACGGTGCTTCAGGTTCTTCCTAAGTTCCGTTTAAATTAAGCTGAATTAAGTGAGGGTGGAGAGAGAGAAATAAAGTTCTTTTTCTTCACCCTTTTTTAATTACCATTATTGTTATATAATGTAACTAATTAAATTCTCTTTATGTAAAGGAATATAGTATGGCAACTACTATCCGACAGGGATTTGTAACAGGAAGCGGTGCAGTTCTTGATACTGTAACCAGTGTTTCTCTTGAAGATACTCGTATACGTTCTGTGTTTGCAACAGGTATAGGCCAGTTTCTTATTACTGGTACTACTACTAGTCCATCAGGAACAGTTATAGGTAATAATATTAGATTTGTAAATACTACAGCATGTGATGCAAATGATGTTTACTTTTCTGATTTAGGTGTACCAATGAAAGGAACAGTTAGAGTTTCTGCTCCAAGTTCAACAGCTACAATAGCAGTATTCTATGGTTGATTATACTTATCTAGTAAACGACATTATTCAGGCATCTGAAAACGAAGGCACAGAATTTATTAATTATATTCCTAATATGGTTAATCGTGCTGAAGAACGCTTGACAAAGGATCTAGATGATTATGGTTTAGTTAGCTACACTTCTGTTGCAGTTTCCTCTGGTAAGAATCTTTTAACTTTACCTACAGGAACACGTATAGTTAAGAATATTAATATTGTAAGTAACTCTACAAAAATTAATTTACTTCAAAGAACAGATGAATACTTAAATGACTATTGGCCTGTAAGTGCGTCAACAGAAGAACCAAGATATTATGCACCTCGTAATAACTCTACAGTTTTAATAGCACCTACTCCTGCATCTACTTACAGTGGACAGGTTGTGCATGTTAATCGCCCAGTAACATTAACATCTGCAACTCCTGAAAATTACTTTACTGATTTTTGTTATGATCTTCTTTATAGTGCTTCTATGGTAGAGGCAATGATGTTTCAAAAAGATTACCCTACTTCACAATTATATGAACAACGATATGCACAGCTTCTAGAGTTACAGCGTAATCAGGCACGTAGAACACGTAGAGATGATATGCAAACTCCTGCAAGTCCTGCTGGTGCAGATGACAATCTGATAGCTAATACTAATTAAAGGAGACTATAATGGCTGGTCCTATTTTTGATCCTCTTAATCCTAATGAAAGTCCTGCTACAAAGTATCAAAGAGAAATTGATGCTATGAATAAAAGAGGAGGAGGTAGAAGAAAAAAATCTAAAGAAGATGATGATATGTCAGACGCAGAGTTTGATAAAGCTT